TTTCCAGCGTGTCCTTGAGGTTTTGTCCGAAGTCCTTGCCTCTTTCAAAGCCGCGCATCAAAGAATCAGTCAATGCGTCCTCAATCTTTTCATCCGTGCGCTTCCAGTCAGCCGCTGATTTTTCCGCCGCCCTGGTTGACGCCTCACGCGCCTCTTTGCTGCCGATCAGGTCGATCAGCTTTTTCCGCTCTTCAATTTCGCGCTCAATAGCCGCCACCGCTTCGGGGTTTCCCATGGCCGCGATTTGCTGCTCTTTGAGCTTGGCGATGTTAACCATCTCGACCGCTTGGGCAAGTGAGACATTCAACTCACGCGCCATTTTTACCGCCGCTTCCTCTGTTTGCAGCGATTCGACGCGCCTGATTTGAGCTTCTAAACTTTGCTGGAAAGGCTTCAGGCTGTCCTCGTGCAGGTTGGCCATGTCTTGCAAGATTTTGGCCTCGTGCTTGGCGTTTTCCTCGACCAACTTGTTTCTCAGCTCGCCCACCTCAAGATCGCGCTTTCGAGCCTCGGTCATTTCTTTTATTGCGCCGGTTGCCTTTTCAATTGCCCCCGCATATTTTCCCCTGATGGCCTCTTCCACGTTTTGAGGGACCATGCCGCCAAATGCCTTGCGAGCCTTTTCAAGCTCTGCATTCATTTTTTGAGTGGCCGTCATTGCGCCATCAATGAATTTCTGACGCTCCCCGGCCATGGCCGCATAAGCCTTGCCCTGCTCGCGCATCAATGCGGTGTCGCCGCTGCCAATTGAGCCAGACCCGCCGCCCGCATTGATTGCCACTGCGTCCAGCTTTTCGATCTCTTTGCGCAAACCTTCGATTTGTTTCCGGCGCGCCTCAACGTGCTGCATCGCCGCCGCTGTTGGTGGGCCATAAATGCTTTTCTCGACCGACTTGTTGGTTTCTTCCAGTCGCTTGATTGTCTCAACCATGCCCTCGCGGGTCTTTGCGAAGGCGTTGTTGTAAGCGTTGATGCCAGCAATAGCCCCACCGACTGCACCAATGCCAAGCAAGACAAGTCCCACGGGGTTAGCCGCCATAACCGCAGTCAGCGCCGTAAACGCCCCGGTGACAAGCCCGATAGCGCCCGCCATTTTGACGATGCCAGCGATTACCGCCGCGCCAGCCAGAGCGCCCGTGACAGCCAAAATCGCGGCTTGGTTGTTTTCAATGAAAACGCCCAGCCCATCCATGGCCGAACCGACCGACTTCATAGCCGAAGCAACGCCAGCACTTGCGCCCGTCAATTGGTCAAATTGCCCGATCAGCTTTGTCGCGCCGTTTGCCATGACCGTGTAGGCCTGTCCGGCTGTTAGTGTGGCATTGGCCACCTCGCCCTTGAGTACGCCAGCCTGCGATTCCAGCGCGCGAATGACGGCATCGCTTGTGAGTTTTCCGTCTGCGCCCATTGCGCGAAGCTGTCCACGGGTGATGCCCAAACCGTCTGCGATGGCTTGGGCCAGTCGCGGCGTCTGCTCCATGACGCTGTTCAATTCTTCGCCGCGCAATGTGCCAGATGCCAAGCCCTGTTGTAACTGAATCAGCGCTGCATTCATGCTTTGCGCACTTCCACCTGACACCGCCATGGCGTTACCAATGGCCTCGGTCACTGTCAGCAAGCGGCCATAGCTCAGGCCAGTATCCTCGGTTGCCCTGCGAATTTGCGCAAACGTGCCGCCAAGACTGGTGAACGACACCCGCGATTGTTGCGCGATGATGTACAGGTCTTTGTAGGCCTGCCCAGCCGCCTGAGCGGTGCCCATGGCCAGTTTCAACTGGTTGTTGAGCACAGTTACCGAATCGGCCACTCTGATAAATTGTTGCGCCAAGTTTGCAGCGGCCAAAGCGCCAGCAACGCGCCCGATAAAGCCCGACATATCGCCGAGCGCCTGGTTGCTTTGCTTCGCCATCCTTACGGTCGCTTGCTCGGTCTTTGCCGATTGGGTTTCGACGCTTGCAAGATCACGCCGGGCGGCCATTGCCTCCCGTGTGTCTATTGCGATTTTGAGTGTGGCTATGTCCATGGCTTGATTTTATCGGGTGCGGTTAAAAAGCGGTAGCCTACCTTGACGCCATTTTCTTTAGCCAGCCCTGCATTGCATCGGTTGCCGCCTTGACGGATTCCTCACGGACATCTGGTGACCATGGCGGTATGCTTCTTGGGTCCGTGTATTGGCTTATGCCGTTCGCATAAATGCGCGATAGCCGAATCATGGTACTGCACTCCCAGCCCGTCAAAAGTAAGCCCTGATTTTCCTGCCACGCCACCAAGTCACGATCACACAATGGGGCCAGCCCCATGCCGGTCGAAAGCACGGGGCCAGCCTCAAAAAGCCACCCGATCAAATGCCCGCCCCAATCAAGAGGCGGAAATCTGCTTTGCGGGTTTTGCTCTAAGCGTGACTGCTTGGACTCTTTAGGCACCGCATGTAAAAACGATGCGTGCCTGACGTAAAGATCCAGAGCCGCGCTTACTTCTGCAAAAAATTTGAGCGATCCTGAACGAAGGCTTCAGCCTGCTCGCGCAGCCATGCCATGCCAGCGTCTGCGTACAGATCACGGGCCGCTTCTTTCGAGAACTCCACGGGCTTGCCGTCGATGCCGTCAAGGGTCCAGCCAATGGTCAACAGCACCAAGTCATCCAATGCACGCTGTTTGGTTTGTTCGTGAACCAGCTTCGGCGGTTTGTGCGTTGCATTGACGTGCTCGATCATGGCCCGCTCACGCTTGGCGATGTGCTCTCGGTAGATCCGAGAATCAGTGCCCAGCAGGGTGATTGTCTGGCCTTCCATGGGCAGGCTGGACTCAGGGTGGCGAATGGTCATAACGACACCATCATCTGCCGCTACGGTTTTCAGTTGAAAAATAGACATGCTTTGTCCCTCAAAGTTACAACCCGGAAAAGAGATGCGCCAGCCGGTGGGTTAGGTCGGCGTTCGGGGGCTACCCTAGGCGCATCAATGGGGATCAGTTTGCGTCGTAGATTACGGTCGATGTCACGGCCAAACCAACAGAGGCTTGGGCGATTGCATCGGCATTGCCGGGGATGTAGCGGAATGCGCTGACGAACGCCACATAATACGCAAAGTCGCCATTGGCAAAGGCCACGCGCACGCTCACGCGCTTGTCGCTTGTTGGTGCCCCCTCGGCCTTGGCGCGCAAAATGCCCTCGCCAGCGTCTGAGCCGGTCAAGGCAATTGGCACGGTCATGTCGCCGTTGTCAATCGAGCCGCCGCGCTTGATCGTGATGCCCGTGGACACTGGCACGAATGTTCCAATGGCTTGCTGCACGCCAAACTCAGGAACTTCGGAGGCAAGGCCAACATTCGTGTATGTCAGGGCTTCAAAGCCCGTCGCGTTTTCGGTTGTTGGGAGAGATGCGGAAACGGCAATAACCGTACCGACGGAGGAAAAAACGTCATTGGACATGATGATTACTCGCTTTCAAAAAATTAAAAGGGTGGATGAGTTGGGCCGATATGATTTTACTATCGGCCTTTGATTTGCGATAGGGCCAAACTATCTTGCAGTTCGGCGATGGATACGCGCACCATCCCGGCTGGGGCTTTGATGCTCGAATGGCCCTCGTACTCGATGCGGCGTGCGTAGGGCAGGTTGTTTGACAGCCAAAACACGCGCCCGGTCATTTGCTTGATGGCAGGCATGGCAGCTTGGATCGTGGCCTGCCCCGCTTTGTCCTCGCGCTCAATCGTGCCCATGGCAGGCGCGTCAACGGTTGCCTGCCAGTTTCCGCGCAGCAGCCCGGTATCCACGGGGGTGTTGTTGACCACGCGCCGGACAAGCTCAAAACCAGTGGTTCTCACGGCTTTGTCCACGTTGCCGTTGTATTTTTTGACCAGCTTGGAAATGTCCAATGCAAAAGTCATGCCACGCCCCTGAACCGGATTGAAACAGGCACAGCCCAGCGGTCGCCGGATTCAAACCCGCCACTTCGCCACGTGGTCAAAATGGTGACGCTTTGCCCACTATAAACCAGGCGCAGGCCACGGGGAAAAGCATTGAGCACAGCACTGACCTCGGCGATTGATCCGCCCTTGGTCGAGCCTTTACGCGCCATCACGGTGACTTGGTATATGCCACCAAGGATGTCGGCTTGGAACACACCGAATGGCAGCGCCTCGCCCGGCATGAATGATTCTTTGAGATACGCGACCATGGTGGGCGGGGTGAATGACGGGCCATTTTCCCAATGTGTAGGCAGGTTCAAGGTGTTGAGCCTTGTTGCCAGCGCCGCCGCGATTTTGTCAATGGGTGCCATCAGTTTCGCCTCAGTTGACAGATGTAAATAACGTCCTGCCCGGCTTTGCGCACGGGTCGCACGGTCATTACTCGGTACGTCACGTTGTCAATCAATGCCGTGCAGCTTGCCTCGGGTCGTTGGGCGATGCGCTCCAGAATCAGGCGTATGTCACCGGACTTGATGAGGCTGTCGTCCACCTCATTCGCGCCGTATTGACCGGGGTAGCCTTTTGCGGTGTATTGCGCACCGCCCGAACCAGGCACAGGCGCACCAGTCACCGGGTCGAAACTCGGTGAGCCGGGGAACGTCACCACCACCGCCTCGCCGAACTCGGCAAGCATGGCGGCTGCGTCCGCTGCGTCTTGATCGGCTTCGGTCACGCGTCACTCACTTTGCATGGTGCTGGGTTTTCGTCAAACCGAACGGCCTTGATTGTTTTCAGGCCCAGCATCATTGCCTTCATGATGCGGTGTCGCCCGTCCATGATTTCGCCATCTTCGTCCAGGATGATCGGGTAAGACAGGTCAGCGTCCTGAATGGCTTTGCAGTGCATCACCAATTCACGCATGGTCAAGTCGTACTTTTTCCAGACGCTCAGGCAGTCAAGCGGGGCATCAAAAACGGGCAGGTCACGGCTCAATTGAATGAGCCGCGCCACAGCCCAATGATGCCGCCCGATGTTTGACATTTGGGTGTCAACCGATAGCCAGGGATTGATCTTCACACGCGCACCACTTTCACCGATTGAAAACCGCCGCCATCACTGGCCGAAGTGGTCAGGATGGACAACATACGGGCCACCATCGGGAACCGCTTTGCGGGGTCACTGTTGTCGGCATAGGTGACTTCGAGCACGTCCACCTTTTTCTTGGCGACACGCTGTTTTTGGTCTTCCACCAATGGGCCATCTTGCACCTTCAGCGCCAGCTCGCATACGGCGTTCATCAGCACAGGGGGAATGTGGTTCGATGCAACATCAAACCCGTCGATCACCACGTACTTGCGCGGCCATGCCAGCGCCTGCGTTGCCGTGGCCTTTTGACCCTTGAAGCTCTGCCCGTAGGTCGCCTCGATGTAGTCGGTCGCCTGAATCAAGTTGGCTTCTTTGGCCGGTGTTCCAAGCAATCCCCATGCCGCGCCATTACGGGCTGCAAAGTAGGCATTGGCAAAGGCCACGGATGCGTAGCTGTTCGCGTCAGATTTCCCGGTTCCGTCTTCAACGATCATTTAGAACCTCGTCAGTTTTGGCTTCACCTTTGCAGGCAAAACGGGGGGAGGCGGCAGCTTGTCGCGGTTGGCTTCGTTCCACGCCATCACTTCGGCGAAGGTCATTTCGCGGTTTTCTGTTGGCGCTTCGGTTTGCTCTTCAGTGGCGACTTCGGGCACTTCAGTCACTTCAGGGACTTCAGGCGCTTCAGTCACTTCGGGCACTTCAGGGACTTCAGGGACTTCAGGCGCTTCAGTCACTTCAGGCACTTCAGGCACTTCAGGGACTTCAGGCACTTCGGGTAGCTTGGGTGGTCGCCCACGGCGTTTTTCTTCGTTCATGTTTACCCCAAAAAAGGCAGGGCCGAAGCCCCGCCAGTTAGATCAATGTCCGATCAGTTTGTGACCAGGAAGGCGATGGAAACCGCCTTGCGCTCGTAAACGCGGGTCCAGTTGGTCACGTCTCGCAGCTCAGCCAAGGTGGGCGAAGTGCCAGCCACGGCGGCGCTGTTGAAGGCGTAGCCCATGGGGTGCATCAACACGGTTTTGCGGTTGTAGAGGATGTCCACGCCTGCGCCATTGCCTTGATCTGCTTTGCGCTCCACTTCCACGGGGTTCAACGGGCTGCCCTCACCCAAACCAATAGCGCCCGCACCAAACAACACCGAGGTGTATTCGATCAGGCCGCTTGTGGCATTGAGCACAGCAGGCATGCCGTCATCAATCACGATTCGCTTGCCCAGGTAGGTCGGGATGGTCAACATGCCCTCGCTGTCTTTGACAAAATCGATGTCGTTGTTGTCCACCATGCGCTTGTAAATCACCGAATGAACGGCAATCGCGCCAGTGTTCTCGAACGCATCGCCCAAGGTGAAGGCCGCGCTGGTGAAGTTGGCACGGGTGAAGCCGTTCTCAGCGGCAGCAGCGCCAGATGTGGTGCGTGCAGCGTTGAAGCGCATGTCGCCCGAGTTGGCCGCGATGTTGTCAGCCAATAGGCCACGAGTCATGCTCAACAGGCGCGACTGATAGGCACGCTGCCAATAGTCCGACACACGGGCCGCGATGCGCTGCATGGCGTTGGCACCGGCAACTTCAGAGGCCAGGTCGGTAGCGCTCCAGGACTTGTTCAGGTACGCGATGCGAGCAATTTGCTTGCCAGTGTCGATCTTGTCGGGGCTCGACAATACGGCTGGATCGTCATTGGAGATGTTTGGCTCGTTGTTGGCGAGGTCTTTCCAGAATGGCACGTCCACAATGCGTCCGCCGCTGTTGGCTTTTGCCGTCAGCAATGGGTTGGTGGCGATAACGCCGGACTGCCAAAAGGCGGATTTTTCCATCGTGTCTTGGGCCATGTAGTCCAAAAACACTGCGGGCTCGATGATGTCGGAAAGTCTTACGAGTGCCATGATGATGATCTTTCAAAAAATTAGCCTGCGGTTTTGGCCGCTTCATAGGCTTTGGGGTCGGTACGGTAGAGCGACACGCGCTCCTCTGAAGTCATGTCGGCGAACTTCTTGGCATTGCCATTCTGTCCGCCACCAGTTGCACCGCCGCCGCTGTTCTGAGTTGCTGCGATGAAGTGCTTACCGCCTTCAGTCGCCCATCCCTTGACCGCTTCGGCCAGTGGCTTATCACCAATCAGCGCCTGATACTGCCCTCCATCTGCCTTAATCGCGGCTTGCGATTTGAGCAGTGCTTTGGCCGCATCCATGAATTCGGGCTTCACGCCAGCTTTCGCCAGTGCGTCAGACAATCCACCTTCGATCAGGTAGCTTTGCAATGCGCCGTCCTTTTCAGTCAGGGCCAGCTTCAGCTTCTCGATCTCGGTTTTGCCCGACTTTTCAGCCGCGCTCAGTTTGCCGGTCAAAGTCTCCACCTCAGTTTGCAGTCGCGCATGTTCTCCAGGGTCGATTTCAGCGCCTTGGGCTTTCGCCTTGGCCACTTTCAATTCGCCCAGCAACTTCGCGTTGTGCGCCTTGACGGTTTCGAGTTCGGCTTGCAGTTCTTCAGGTGTTTTCATTGGTGTTTGCTCACAGAGCGTTAAAGGCCACTGGCCGGGATTGATAGTCACTGACTATCAGGTTTGCATAGGGTATAGCTTTTTTTTATGGCTGTCTAGGGGTTTTCCCTAATACACATCGAAAAATTTGCGCCTATGCTTCGTGCATGACTGAAAACCAAGAAAAAACCTCATCCATTGCCCTCGTCGGCATGGCTCGGCAGCTTTGCAGTGACATGGCAATTCCGCCGGGTGACAAAGATGCAGCCTGCACCGCCATGCTTTGGGCTGCGCTTGAGCTGCAAGTCGGTGGGCCGGACAAGCTGGCCAGATTGATTAACACCACCGATGAACCGCGCCGCAGCGCGGCGTCGGATTCGATTTAAGAGTTCGGCACTGCCGACAGAAAGGACACCATGGACATTCAACGACTTCGCAACCTGACAACCGGCCGCCTGCACACCGAAATCGGACACGTCTACCAAGACCTTGAAACGATCACGGGGCAGAAAGGACTGATGACGCACATGCTCCCGCGGGTCGCACGGGCTGTCGAGCCCTGGCTGCGCGAGCACGTCACCGACCAGCGTTTTTGGGCCGACGAATACGACACCACACACACCGGCGAGCACCCATTGCCGGAGGCTACCGAACAGGACCAAGAGGCGATGTTTGAACGCTACAAAGCGCAGCCAAACCCGCTGGAAGGGAAGTCGGTTGTAGCGGTGCAGATTTGATGCCGAACACCACCGATGACCGGCGCTAGTCCGGTCGATTTAAGAGTTATGCCCTGACGGGCGAAAGGAAAACCATGCCGGACTTTGAACGATTGATCGACAGCCTGCGCGCCGAGCTTGCAACAAGCCCGGAAGAACGCGCCTACGCCGAGGGCTACACAGCAGGCAAATCACGGGCGCGGTTTGAGGTGCTGGCCGTGGTTGTTGTGCTGTACTTTGGGATCGCGCTGTATGGCCGGATGGCTGGCGCATAACCATTTTTTAACCCGCCCAAATGGGCATTTTTTGAAAGAAACTATGAACATCGACAACCTGACTTTTGGCGAACTGAAACAAATCGCCGCCATGTTCGCAGGCCAGCAACCCGCCAAAAAAGAACATCCGTTCGTTGGCAAGTATGTAATTGCCCGATGCTATGCCGCTGGCGTTCACGCTGGCGAAGTCGTGAGCGCAGACGGCGAGGAGGTCATCTTGAAGGACTCGCGCCGCTTGTGGTCTTGGCAAGCAAAAGACGGCATCGCACTGTCCGGCGTGGCGCAAAACGGAATCAAGCCTGATAGCAAGGTGGACACCATGAATCCACTGATCTCATTGACGGGCGTGTGCGAGTTGATCGTTTGCAGCGACATTGCAAAGGCATCCATCAATGGCTAAACAAAAACAATTTGTTGATGGCTCTGGCGCTGGCTCTCGCTATGGCGATGGCTATGGCGCTGGCTCTGGCTCAGGCTCTGGCTATGGCTCAGGCGATGGAGCTGTCTATGGATCAGGCTCTGGCTCTGGCGATGGCCATGGCTACGGCTCTGGCGATGGAGCTGGCGATGGCTATGGCTCAGGCTCTGGCTCTGGCTCTGGCGATGGCAATGATTAACCAAACTTCTCACGCAATTCCGCAAGCGTGAGCGGCTCAAGGCTGCGCGGGTCAATGAGTTGGCTCAGCGTCAGCTTGTTGGCCTTGTAAACCTCATAGCGCCCTTTGCCCAGCACCTCGGCGGCAAATGCCGGGCCTTGCTTGTCCATGAACTGCTCAAACTTGATTTTTGAGCTGATCGGCCCAATGGCACTCGACCGGGTGCCCGGTGCGTCTGATAGCTCAGTGATCGGGACAAGTCGGCTGCGGCATTGCCAGTGCAACGGGGGCTTTCTGAATGGTAGCTTTGTGCCGGCCATTGGTGAGCCGTCCAGCTTCCAGCGGCCACCATCGAGCGCCGCACATTGGGGCGTGGTGCGGCTGTCCAGCGTTGCTACGTACTCCAAACCCTGAATCACATCGCTGTTTTCCTCAAAAACGGCTTGGCTCGCATCGTTGGCGATGGTTTGCACCGCCGTTCGCACCACTGCCGATGCGTCACGCCGGGCCACTTTCAGGGCTTCCTTGCCCAGGTGTTTGTCCACCTTGAAGCCGATGATGTCGCGGGTTATCTGAGCATTGGTGCGCCCGGTGGCCACGCCTGCGCGGATCGTGCGGCCAATGTCAAACCGCACTTGATTTTCAAGCCGGGAAAACCATTCCCCGATTACCGCGCCTTCAATCAGGGAATTGGCGGCGATGCTTTGCAGCACGGGCAATGGGGGTAGTCCTGCATCAATCCCAGCGGCGACCATTCCCGCCGTGAGTGCTTTCGCCTCTGTCTCTGCCAAGTCGGTGAGGTCTGGCGCTGCAATGGTGATGCGGTCTTGCAGGTCAGCGATGATCCGGTCAATGCTTCGCTTGCGCTCTGTCGTGAGGGGCTTTATGCCGGATAGCTCACGCTCGATCTGGTCTGCGATGTCTTGAAACAGTCGGTCGATGTCTCGCACCTGTCCAGCCGCGACCCGCTGCAATAGCAGGTTTCGGACTTGAATCAGGTCATAGACTTCACTCACTTAAACCCCAGAAAAATGCCCGGCTTTGCTGTTGGTCATAACGTCTCCAAAAGCAGGATTTCCGCCGTAATCCTCGATGTTGGTTTGCGCCCGGTTTTCATGCGGTAGCACAGCTCGAAACAGTAGTGCAGCCACGAAACTTGAACGCTGGGGCCGACAAAAGCCAACAGGCTGAAAACGTCATAGCCCTTGGTAATTTTCCACCAAAGACGCTTCCACCAGCCTTCGGGCGGCGTGCAGGCTGCTTCAAATTCGGCGATGGCTTGTGCATCGTCGCCACCAACATCCCGCAAATCCCACTTGTCAGGACTCCATTCCCCCGGCTGCATCTTGTGGGGGCCACGGGCAAGAGTGGAGTGGTAGAGTACGCCGTCAATGACAATGCCGCCGTGACAAAAGAGGCTGACAAGTCGCGTCTTGATCACCCACGAAAAAAGACGGCCCAGCAGGCTGGCGTTAGATGGGGGGTCTCTGCGTAAAGCCAAAATCATGGGGTGCTTTCAGGTTCGGGCAAATACCCAGCGGCTACCGGGTCAGCCACTTCGATCATTTGGAGTCTGATGTCGGGCATAGCTGCCACCAGCGGAGCCAAAAGCACGATCCCCGTCAAAGGCCCAGGCTCCAGCAATTGGGTGGCGATCTTGCGACCATCGTCCCCGATTTGCGCGTAGATGCTTTCGTAGTCCAGCCACCACAATCCTGCCGTGACAGTGTGTTCGCGCCACACGCTCAGGCTGAAGGGTTGTGTCGTGTATTCGGGATCACTGGATAGCCATTGCAGCCTCGACCATGTGTTGATCTGGTCCACCATCAGCCGCTTGAGCTGTTCGGCTGGCGGGTTCGACGGGCAGAGGAATTGGAGTACTCTCATGATCTTCCTTTATGCTACGGTTACCCCGAAGTAAGCGCCTTGGTTGCGCTCAAGGGTTTGGCGGTCGGTGGTGGAGAGGGTGGAGGAAAAGATGTGTACTTCGCCCGTAGGATTAGACGCAAGACGGGTAGTTCCGTACCCAAACAAATTTATACTTGGCGATGGCGCTATTGGCGCATTTGTAGCTCCTGCTGTGATTGTAGACAACACACCGTTTTGATATATTTCAGTCGCGCTAGTGCCGCTTGGCTGCAACATGGTTACGATTGCTTGGGGTGCAACCGTGGTAGATGTGTTCACCCATACAACGTTTTCTTTTAGACCGATTAAATTAGCTCCAGCGACATCAAATGAGCTAGCCCCAATGCCTATGCCAACACCATCTGGATTGTCGCCTCCCAACTTGACCCAAGCCCCCTTTTCGTTGGCATCCAGCCTGAACAAGACAGCGTTTATCGATAGCGGATACGTCGTGACACCCGATGAAGAGACCACCATCGTGTCGTCTATGCCGTCAGGACACAGAACGGGCCGCCCGTTCTGTGTCTCAATCACCCCATTGCTGACAATTTTTGGTTGTCTGGTCGGATCTGTTTGCGTGGCATGGCGCCCGTTGCCCGACTGGTCATACCAAGTGCGGACAAAGCCGCTGCCAGTGGTGCCGACGTGTGCCAGCAAGGCAGCGGTGTCCAGATCACCACTGGCGGTAAAGCCAATATCGGCCAAGGCGCCGTCGCCTGAACGGCGCACTTGGATTGCTTTAGTGGCTTTACCTGCGTAATCGGCATCCAGCAAACGCAGGCTAAAGGATGCGGCACCGCTGTTGCCTAGGGTATCCAAGACGAAGGGGCGTGTCACGGTGAGGGCGACGGCTCTATCGGTGGCGTTGCCGGCCAGGTCGGTGGCGCGCACGGTAATGTCATACACGTTGTTGTTGCCATTGTCTTGGGGCGAGTCAAAGTTGGGCGCGTTTTTGAAGGTCACTGCCCCGGTGGTGGCGTTGATGTTGAACAAGTTTAAGTCAACACCACCGCTCAGGGTGTAAGTCATGCCGGTATCGCCCTCAGTGGTCTGGGCGTCGTAGGCGGTGCCGGTACTGCGTTCGACAAAGGTGGCGGTGGTCAAGCTGCTGAAGGTGGGCGCTGTGGTGTCGGCTGTAAAGGTGCCCGTGGCCGCAGGCGTTGTGCCTGTGGCGGCGTTGCCCGCTGTGTCGTTGATGCCTGCCACCAGGTCGCCCGCCACGCTGATGCTGCCGGTGTCGGTCGTGCCGGCGCTGCTGATGGTGTAGGTCCAGGTGCGGGTGTTGCCCGTGGTCGTACCGGGTGTCATGGCAATGCCGGTCTCAGTCCCAATGGTCAGTGTCGGCGCAGTGGTGGGTTGGCCGCTCACATTCTCACTGTAGGTGGCGGTGACGGTGACCACGTCGCCTGCGTTGAGCTGCGTGCCGCTTGCGCCTGTGGCGCTGATGACGACGCTGCTGACCGTCGGGGCTGTGTTGTCCAGAGTGAAGCTGGTGCTTGCCGCTGTTGCGGTTTGTGCATTGCCCGCTGCATCGGTCTGGCTGGCGGTGACGTTGATGGTGCCATTGCCCAGGGTGGTCAGATCGCCGCTGCTGAGGGTCAC